ACACAAAAGAGATTCCTACAAGCCATCAAGGCGGCAAGGGATCTAATTAGTTCCGTGGTGTAATGGTTAGCACTGGAGGCTCTTAATTAATTTCAATTACTAATTGAATATGACAAATAAAATATACGAATTGACGGACGAACAGTTCGTCAATTTAATAAAATCAAGCATTAATATATCTGAAGTACTGTTTAAGCTTGGTTATACTATAAAAGGCAACTCGTGGGCATTCTCACAAGTAAAAAGAAGAATGAGTGATTTGAATATTGATTACTCTTGCTTTAAGGGAAAGTCACCACTCAAGGAAGTAAACAAACCAGTTAATCCAGCTGATTTACTTAAAGAGAATTGCAAGCATTTACGTACTGTTTTACGTAGATACGTTATTAAAAACAACTTGATTCCTTATGAGTGTGCAATATGTGGTACTAAAGAATGGAATGGTAAAACATTAAGTCTTGAATTAGACCACATAAATGGTATAAACAACGATAACAGATTAGAAAACTTACGATTTTTATGCCCTAATTGTCATAGTCAAACCACTACTTACGGTAGTAGAAATCAACAAAAGAACGAATCAAAAGTTGATATTTCCAATGATTTACGTACTCTAGTAATCAATGAGTACGATAAATATAAAAGCATTAAGATAGTATCAGCGAACTTGGGTATTCGTTTAAATGTTGTTCGACAGATAGTAAGTGAAGCCGGTTTGAACAAATCAAATCAGAAATATGTTATACGATATGATGAATCTCACAATGAAATCAAGAGATACGGTAGCATCGTAGAAGCAGCAAAAGATCTTATAGAACACAATGAAATGAAGACTAAACGGGTTAAAACCGGTACTAGAACATTGATTCTAAATAAAGATAATTTCTGGTTAAATAGTTATTGGAAAGTGTTGGATGCTAATGAGATAATAAATAATTCGTTAGTAGAATCTTCTCTAATTGACTCAGAAGATAGTAATATTGATGAGGCGCAAGCGAAAGCAGCGTGACAGACTAAACGAGAAGACCGATCTTAGGATTGGATGCAATAGTCGATCTAAATGAACCCTCTAAGTCTGCGTTCGAGTCGTAGCGGAACCACTAATAAAGATATTAACAATGGTAGATTTCTAGAAAAAAATACGCAACTCTAATAAATTTAGACAAGCCTGCCTGCAATTTTAGCAGACAGGCTCTTATTGTATGTACCCACCTGGTACACAAGAATACTTCTCATTTTGGGATGAAGAGCAGCGTAGATGTACTGAAGGATATACTGCTGAAGATGGTGATTACATTACTGGTTATAACTATTTTTACTTGAATTACTGTCCTATTGATCGTATGGTATATAATACTGTTTCAGACGGTAAAGGCGGTACTAAAGTATAGAGAAAACGTATTACAGAGTTCCCAAGCTTCTATGATTATGACTACTACTTCTTTGAAGCAGTACAAGAAGCTGAGGAACAAGGTAAACACCTGTGCTTACTTAAATCAAGACGTAAAGGTTACAGTTATAAACTAGCATCAATGTCGTGTAGAAACTATTACATGGTACCAGGATCTAAATCGTATATCTATGCATCAGATGCTCAATATTTAGTTGGTGATGGTACGTTTACTAAGGTTACCGGTTACATGAGTTTCATAGATAAGAATACAGCGTTTGCAAAGAAGAAATCTATCAATAAGACATTACATAAGAGAGCTGGCTTCTATACTAAGGATGAGTACGGAAATGAAGTGGAGATGGGTTTCAAATCAGAAATCATTGGCGCATCATTGAAGGACAATCCTTCAAAAGTTCGTGGTAAGGCAGGCAAACTAATCCTATTCGAAGAAGGTGGTTCTTTCCCAGAATTAGCAGCAGCGTGGTCTATTGCAAGACCTTCTGTAGAATAGGATGGTATTGCCTTTGGTCTTATGATTGTGTTTGGTACCGGTGGTGATGATAAAGGTAACAACTTTACTGCACTGAAGGATATGTTCTATAACCCACGTGGTTATAACTGTCTAGAGTTCGATAATATATGGGATGAAGGAGTAAATACAGAGAAGTGTGGTTTCTTCTGCCCACAGTATACTAATCTTGAGAACATTGATGATGACGGTCATCGTATTTATATGGATGAAGATGGTAATACTAAGCAGAAAGAATCATTAGAGTATATCCTATCGTTACGTAAAGAAGTTGTTGAACACGCTACTAACAGTGCTACAGTAGACCGGTATGTAGCAGAGAACGCGATCACACCGTAGGAAGCTTGCTTAGACTTCAGGGGCAATATATTCCCAAAGAAAGAGCTACAACAGCATTTAGCTAATATACGTACTAACAAACTATTATAGAATCATAAACAGGTTGGTGATTTAGTGTGGAATGATGACGGTTCATTATCATGGCGTATTAAGAAGACTGGGGATGTTACTCATTATCCGTTACGCAAGGATGATGATCCTACTGGATCTATAGTAATATGGGAGCACCCAGTAAAAGACGCACCGGTAGGCTTATACATAGCCGGTATAGATAGTTATGACTATGATCAATCATCTACTACATCACTTGGTTCGTGTTTGATATATAAGCGATTCTAGAAGTTTGAATAGTACTACGATTTGATAGTAGCTGAATACACAGGTAGACCTGCAACAGCTGAAGAATTCTATGAAAACGTTCGTAAATTACTAGTGTACTACAACGCTAGAGCAATGTATGAAAATTAGAATAAAGGTATATTCTCTTACTTTACTTCTAAACATTGCGATTACTTATTAGCTGACTAGCCTGATATCATTACTGATGTAGTAGGCAACACCAAAGTACAACGTAAGAAAGGTTGCCATATGAACGCGTAGATTAAGTTGTGGGGTGAAGGACTAATTAAGGACTGGTTGAATGAAGAACAAGCTCCTGGTAAAAAGAATTTAACAAACATCTTATCTGAACCATTACTAGAAGAACTCATCATGTACAACGATAAGGTCAATGCTGACCGTATCATGTCATTGATGCAGATAATGATTTACAGAGAGGACTTGTACAACGTTGTTATAAAAGAGAATAAAAAAGAGAATAGAAAGCGAGTACTGTTTGAGGGACCAATATTTGCGCAAGATTGGTTCAAAGATGATACACCAGCAGAACTCGAAGATAATGTATATACATTTTAACTATGAAAACAGTAACTTCAATGCCCGCACAAAAGCTTCCTAAATCCAAAAAGAATAAGGAGTGGAAGGAATCGTGCGTCAACTATATAGTTGGTGCTGGTCGTATGGGTGGCATGAAAGATGGGTTTGATAGGGTGAGCGAGATGTAGACTTACTATGATCTATACAATAGTATCTACAATGAAAAGGATCTCAAATACGTTACCAACCCGTTTAAACAAGACGACGGTTTCCCTGCTACAGCACAAGACTATAATATCATCAAGCCTAACATCGATCAGTTGCTTGGTGAAGAAACAAAAAGACCGTTCAACTTCAATGTATGTAGAACCGGTGACATTGCTGCTTCAGAAGCATAGGATAAAGCTAAATAGATGCTTACTGACTATATTCAAGCAACCATTATGGGTAAGCTTGGTCCTGAAGAGCAACAGCAATATGAACAAGCATTGGCGTCTGGTGAGGTTATGCCTCCTGAAGCTATACACAAATACTTAACTAAAGACTACAAAGATATTGCTGAGATCGAAGCATATCACACACTTAGTTATCTTAAACGTAAATTGAACCTCACTCACGAGTTCTATAAAGGATGGAAAGATGCATTGATTGCCGGTGAAGAGATCTATTACACCGGTATTGCTAATGGTTGGCCTTATGTAGAACGAGTAAATCCGATGTACTTTGACTATGAGCGTTCATTGGATCAAGAGTTTATCAGTGATGCATCATGGTGCTGTAGAAAGATGATCATGAGTGCTACTGAGATATACGATAGATTCTACGATAAGATGACCGAGAAAGAATTAAATCAGTTACTTGAGCTTACTGAAGATAAGCCTGGTTCAGGCCTTAATCCAGAGATTAGAAAGACTGATATGGATTACAACCATATTAAGATCAATAAGAACAATCTATTCTCAGATAATCCATTTGATACTGATCATATTACAGTATACCACTGTTGTTGGAAGTCGTTTAAAAAGATTGGATTTGTCAATGTAGTTGATCCTTAGACTGGTGAAATTGAAGAATATCAAGTTGATGAGGATTACAAAGTAACCGGCAACGAGGAATCTATTGAATGGAGATGGATTATTGAAGTATGGGAAGGATATAAGATCGGTGAAGAACTGTATATTGGTATTCAACCGTTAGAGTATCAACATGTATCAGCAGATAATCCTAATTCTCAGTATCTGCCTTACTGTGGTGTTGTTTATAACAACACTAATAGTAGACCTAGATCGTTGGTTAGCTTACTGAAACCATTGCAGTATATGTATATCGTTGTATGGTATCGTCTTGAATTAGCTATGTCACGTGATAAAGGTAAGGTTGCATTGATTGATGTTACACAGATCCCAAAAGACATGGGTATTGATGTCAACAAGTGGATGCACTACCTCGGTGCATTGGGTGTTGCATTCATCAATCCATATGAAGAAGGATGGGATATTCCTGGTCGTGAAGGTGGTAAACCGTCGCAGTTTAACCAATTCCAATCATGGGATTTAAGTATGTCCAATGTGATCGATCAGTACGTAAACTTGATGGCTAAGATCGAAGATATGGTACAGAAAATTACCGGTATCACGCCTCAACGTC